GCGATCGCCGGAGTAACGCACGAAGCCGAGTGGGAAGTCGGCCAGGGCGAGTTTGCCAGCGGCGCGCTGATCCGCACCGCTGTGCTGGCCTCGTCCGGTGATAATGGCGCACTCGATTTCTCCGAAGGTCTGAAAACCGTCACACTGACGGTCGCCGCAGACTGGTTTGCGGCGCGCGATGATCGCGGCGATCACAGCCACGCTGTGGACCAGATCGATGGGCTGGCCGCGGCGCTGGCCGCCAAACAGGGCGCTGGCGCCTATGCAGCGGCGGTCCACACCCACGATTATCTGCCGCGCGATGGATCGGGCAACTGGATTATCGCGGAAGGCAAGCTGGGGGTGGGCAGTGCCGCGCCGTTTGCGCAGCTTGAGGTCAGAGGGTCGAGCATCGCCGGATACACCGCTGCTGTATCTGGCACGCTGTTCAGTAATTCGGGCATGCAGCTATATCTGGGCGATGCCAATTTCTACAACGACAGCTTCTGGAACAGTGCACCGGGGATCGGTGCCATCACCGATCCGCTGGGGATCAGCGGGGCGCTGGGCCTGGCTGCATTTGGCGGACAAGGCGGTACACGCAGCCTGATCGCGGTGGCCAGCCATTATGGCTATGGCAGCCGGGCATTTGGACCCGGTGGCGATAACCAGACCGAGCTGGGCCGAGCGTCGCTACGCTGGTCGGTCATCCATGCAGCCAGCGGTACGATCAACACATCGGATGAGCGCGCCAAGCACTGGCAGGGCGCAATGGATGACCGCGAATATCGCGCCGGGCTGGATATCATCGCCGAGCTGGGCTTCTTCCAGTGGCTGGCAGCGATCGAAGACAAAGGCGCGGACGGCGCGCGCCGCCATTTCGGTGTCCGCGCCCAAGGCGCCTTTGCCATTCTGGAGCGCCACGGGCTCGACTGGCGGGTTTATGGCTGGTGTTGCCACGATGCATGGGAGGATGCCGACGGGGCGCAGGAGCGCTTCGGCATCCGGCCCGACCAGCTGTGCCTGTTCCTGATCGCGGTGCTGGCGCGGCGTATCGATACGCTTGCAGGTGGGGGCGGCGATGCTGCGCGGTGACCCACCCGGCAGCATGCCGATCGCCAGCGGCAGCGCACGGCGGCTGCCATCGCAAAAGTCAGGCCCGCTGCCCGACACAGTGCGCATCGGCAATGCCAGCGCTCCAGGATCACGCGGCAACGTGATTGCTCCGCGTCGCCCGTGACGTGCCGACATTTCTATCCTCTTTTCGCAAAAGGACCAGCCGATGAGCCTGTTCGTCAAAGACCCGGACAGCCGGGTGGATTACCGTGTCGATTGGGGCGCGGCGCATCTGGGTGTCAATCTGATCGTTGCCAGCAGCTGGACCGTGTCCCCCGCGCACGACGGCGGGCTGGCGGTCACAGCATCGGGGCACGACGGGCGCAGCACGGTGGCAACGCTGACCGGTGGGCAAACCGGTGGCAGCTATGGCCTGACCAACCGCGTCACCCTGTCGAACGGCGAGATCGACGAGCGGTCGATGGCCGTGCGGGTGGAGCAACGCTGATGGCGATGGTCACCAGCGATCCCGCCGCCATTGCCCCGCTGGCCCTGGCCGAGGTGAAGGCGCAGCTGCACATCACCCGCGATGCCGATGATGCGGTGCTGACCGGGCATCTGCGCAGCGCCGCTGCCCTATGCGAACAGTTCACCGGCCAGTCGCTGCTGCAACGCCCGCACCGCGAGACCTTGCCGGTATCGCGCGACTGGCAGGTTTTGGGCGCAGCGCCGGTTGTGGCGATCACCGGGGTCAATGGTGTGACCGCCGACGGCAACCGCTTTGCGCTGGCCAGCGATGCCTATGCCATCGACATCACTGCGAGCGGCGCGGGCCGGGTGCGGGTGCTGCGGCCGGGCTCTGCCAGCCGTATCGAGATTGAGTTTACCGCCGGGATGGCGACGCATTGGGGTGCCTTGCCCGAGCCGCTGCGACAGGGAATTATCCGGCTGGCAGCGCATGTCCATCTGGCGCGCGATGGTGCTGATCTGGGTGCGGCTCCTGCTGCGGTCAGCGCCTTATGGCGGCCCTGGCGCGTGGTGCGGCTGTGACCCGCCGGACTTTCGGCACTCTGCTGCTGCGCCGCGCGCGCAGCATCGGTGAGCGCCGCGCGGAAATCGCAAGCGAGCAATTGGCGCAGCGGATCAATGAAACCATCGCGGGTGTGACCGCGCAGACCGGGCGCAGCACGGTGCGTCTGCGCGGACGGGGCCTGGCGCAGCGCTGGATCACCGATGCTGCGCTGCGCTGGCTGGGGAGGTTGCTGCGATGAGCCTTGAGCAGAATTTTGCTATCGCCGTCACCGACTGGCTGGCGGGCGATACGGCTTTGATTGCGCAGGTTAACGGCGTGTTCCACCGGCAGCCGACACAGATCGCCGCTCCCTATGTGGTGCTCGACGATGTGCTGGCGACCGACTGGAGCACCAAGGACCGGGCGGGACGCGAGCTTCGGCTGGCGTTCATGGTGCGCGATGGGTCCGATGATGCACACCCGGTCGCGGCCATCGCCGCCACGCTGGAATCGCGGCTCGCCACGATACCGCGCGAGGCGAGCAGCTACCAGCTTGTCAGCCTTACCCCGGTCCGCAGCCGCACGCTTCGCATCGGCGCGCTGTGGACCATCACGCTCGATTACCGGGCCCGCATTCTGCAATCCTGACGAAAGGAAAACTGGCAATGACAGCGGAAAAAGGCAGCGCGTTCCTGCTCAAGATCGGCGATGGCGCAAGCCCGCCTGCATATCGCACCGTGGCGGGCCTGCGCACCACGCAAATGGCGATCAACGGCGAGCCGGTGGTGATTACCCACAAGGGCAGCGGTGGCTGGCGCGAGCTGCTTTCGGGCGCAGGCGTCAGGTCGGTCTCGGTATCGGCCGCCGGGCTGTTCCTGGGTTCGGACGCAGAAGACGCGATCCGCGCCAATGCGATGTCAGGCACGCTCGATAATTATGAACTGAGCTTTGAAAGCGGCGCGCGGATGCGCGGGCGGTTTCTGGTCGCGCGGCTCGAATATGCGGGCGATTTCAATGGCGAACGCAATTACACGCTGGCGCTGGAAAGTTCCGGCGCGGTGGTCAGCCTGTGAGCGGCGCTGACCTGGCCAACCCGGTCCGCGGCGAGGCATCGCTGGAACTTGGTGGCAAGACCTGCGTGCTGCGCCCCAGCTTTACCGCGCTGGTGGCCGCCGAGCAGGAGCTGGGGCCGCTGTTCGATCTGGTCGAACGCGCCGCTGGCGGGAAGCTGGGTCTGGGCGAGCTGGCCGCGTTATTCTGGCACTGCCGCGTCGATCCCGAGGGCGCGATGTCCCGCGATGCGTTTGCCGAAAGGCTGGCGCAGGCCGGGCTGGTCGCGGTGACCCCGGTGCTGAAGACGCTGTTGCGGCAGATATTGCAGGGCCGATGAGCGCCGGGTGCTTTGCCGATGCCGCACGCACGCTCGCCGGGGTGAGCGCGCTTGCGCTGGGTTGGCGGCCCGACGAGTTCTGGCGCGCCACCCCCGACGAACTGGTGGCGGCGCTGGGCGGCTATGCGTCTGCGTCCACCGCCCCGCTCGATGCAACCGCGCTGACTGCGCTTTGCGATATGTTCCCCGACCAGATGGAGTCCCCCAATGGATGAAGAAATCGAGCAGCTGCTGGTCAGCGTGCGCGCCGATACGCAAGGTTTTGCCCGTGATGTCGCCACGATGCGCAGCCAGATCGACGGTCCGTTGATCGACGGACTGGGCCGGGCAGGGCGGGTGCTGGAAACCGGATTGCTGGCGGCACTGCGGCGCGGGTCGCTGGGCTTTGAGGATCTGAAACGGAATGCGCTGGCGGTGATGGAGGAGATTGCCGCCGCCGCGATCTCAAACGGGTTGGCCTCGATCGGGCTGGGTGGCGGCGGAGGCGGTTCCTCACTGGTTGCGGGGCTGCTGGGCGGGCTGCTTGGCCTGCCGGGCCGTGCGACGGGTGGGCCTGTATCCGCCAACCGGCCATATCTGGTCGGTGAGCGTGGGCCGGAGCTGTTCGTGCCCGGCGGCTTTGGCCGGATCGAGCCTGGCGGGCGCACCGGCGGCGGTCGCGACGTGCGCATTGCGATCAGCATCAACGCAAGTGGGCAGACGGCACCGGCGGCGTTGCAGGCCTCCAGCCGCCAGGTCGCGCGCGCCGTGCGCCGCGCGCTGATCGAGGAGTAAGCTTATGCCCTTTTGGCTGTGCGAGACGCGCGGCGACCAGCTAAGCGACCATATCCAGCGGTTCGATCCGCGCTTCTGGACGGTCAATTTTCCGCGACCGATGATGGCATCGGTGATCAGCACTGCGCCCGATGCGCTGCGCGTCGATGCGCTGTTTTATGATCGCGAGGCGCTGGCGGGGCTGATCTGGGAAAGCGAGGACCGGTTCGATCATCGGTTGCTCGCCTATGCCGGCGACCGCGATTATGCGCGCACCACCTTAAGCTTCCGATGGCGTTCGTCCGGGGTGAAGCCGCTTGATGCAGTGCACGGCCCGACTCTCACGGTTGAGGGTCGCGATGCCGGTGGAGTGCCGCGCAGCTGGTACGTACGGCTGTGGAACTATGCG